GATATTTTGAATGCGACACCGTAGAATTTGCAGGATTACAAAGCTCAGGGTACGCAGGCTCCCCACATTTCAACCAAAACGTATCTGCAGATCCAAATGGTGTACTACAACTTAAAGGAGATTATAAGTATGGTCTTATTAATGGAGCACGAACTGGAAACAGCTTTAATGCAGCTATGAGATTTGGTGAGGGTAATATTATTGCAAACTGCAATGCTTTTGTTAGCTCATCAACTCAGATGATGGGTATAGAAATAGCTACTTCAACAACTACAGATGTAATATTTAACGGTGATGTTTTTGCTAACAATGGACGAGCTGTTTATACAAATGACAGAGCATCTCATGTCACTCTTACTGGAAGATTTCAAACTGGTGATCAAGCTACATACGATGCAATATACATTGTTCCTGCATACATTGGACGATATATAATTAATGGAGAAATTGTGGGCTCAATACATGTTGACACTGGTGAAACAGGTCAATCTGGAGTACAAATAGATGGATTTCAAATTTGTAGTAGCTCTCCTCATGGATCTGCAATAAAAATAGGTGGGGGATATAATACTTTAAACCACACAATTAGAGCATCTGAAATTATATTCAATGTTGATGGAGGTGAAACTCATTTTTATGGAGCAGCATATGTTAGTTCAAACTCAACCGGAAAATTATTTGATGTATCTGCAGGAAAATTTGTGTGGAATGGAATGAATACTGGTGATAATATTAGAGCATTAAGCAATGTAATTAGTGGTGGTGAGTTAGTAATAAATGGACCGCTTGAACATTATGGTTCTACTTACCCAAACAATACTTTCTGTTTTTCTTTAACTGGCGGAACATTAGAAATAAATAATAAAGTTACATACCACCAAAACACTACTGGCTCAGGAATAGTAAATATGACTGGTGGTTATTTAAAGTTAAATGGAACCCAGCTAATACACCATGATAAAACTGGATCATTTGCACATTGTATAAAATTAACTGGAGGTCAAACTGGATCATTCTTTAATAATAATTTCACTAATCTGAACGTATTTAATAATAGTGCTTTATTCCTTAATGAAATGGCTGGAAGTGGATCACTATTTTATACAGATAAACTTTATTAAACATAAAGTAAAATTAAGATTTAATCTTTCTTAACATATTTATAACAAAATACTCAAATGGCAAATATACCTATATGGCCTGGTTCAAGTAGTTTCTTTCCAGGGGACACACCTTTCGGATTTTATGATAATGACTTTCAGTTTCAAACTGACACTGATAAGTTTGCTAAATTTGCAGCTCAACGTTTAGGTTATCCTCTTGTAGAAATTGAATTACAAGATTTAAATTTTTACACTGCATTTGAAGAAGCTATAACCACATATGGGAATGAATTATATGCTTATCAAGTAGCAGATAACCTATTAACATTTCAAGGAGCTACTTCTTCTATTGGCCCAGCAAATGAAGAACTTCCACAAGAAAATTTTGCAGAAATAGTAAGGTTATCAAACCAATATGGAACTGCTGCTGGAGTAGGTGGAACTGTAACATACCATAAAGGAATATTGCCTTTAGAAACAGGTAAACAAAAATATGATTTAAATGATTGGGCTATAAGTGAATCAATTGAAGGTAGAATAGAAATAAAAAGAATTTTTTATGAATCTCCACCTGCAATTATGAGATATTTTGATCCTTATGCCGGTACAGGTGTAGGAATGCAACAAATGATGGATTCATTTGGATGGGGGTCTTTTTCACCTGCTATTAACTTTATGTTAATGCCTATTAATTATGATATGCAAAAAATTCAAGCAATTGAATTTAATGATCAAATTAGAAAATCTCAATATACTTTTGAATTAATTAATAATCAATTAAAAATATTTCCTATACCAATCCAAAGAGGTATACAATCTTTATGTTTTGAATATGTAAAGGTAGATGAGATTAATAAACCATACCATGATAGAAATGGTAGAGAAATTATAACTAACGCCTCCAATGTTCCCTACGAAAACCCAAATTATACACGTATTAACTCAGTTGGTAGACAGTGGATATTTGAATATGGTTTGGCAATTGTAAAAGAAATGTTAGGGTATGTTAGAGGAAAATACTCCCAAATCCCCATCCCAGGATCTGAAGTAACCCTCAACCAATCAGACTTAATTGCAGCTGCAACAGCCGAAAAAACTTCATTAATAGAAAGATTAAGAGCTTATTTTGATACAACTTCTCGTAAAACATTACTTGAAAAAAAGGCAGCTGAAGGTGAAGCACAAAATAAAACTTTAGGGCAAGCCCCTATGACAATTTATATAGGATAATATGGCATTATTTGGTACACAACGCGACGTTTCTTTAATTAGAAATATTAATAGAGAATTATTAGGTGATATAATTACTCAACAATGTGCTGTGTATAAATTAAATTTAGAAGAAACTAGAGTAAATATATATGGTGAGTCTTCTGGTGCAAAATACTATCAAGATCCTGTATTATTAAATGTTTTACTTGAAAGAGGTGATCAAACCTATAATTCAAGTGATATGGGTATAGATTACTCAAGAGAAGTAGAATTTAGATTTTTTAGAGACGATCTAGTAGATGCTAGCTTAGTAATTGAACCAGGAGATATATTATTATACTATGAAAGTTATTTTGAAGTTGATAGTATAAAAGATAACCAATTATTTGTAGGTAAAGACCCAAGATATCCATATAATTCTAATCCTTTAAATCCTGGGTTAGAAAATTTTGGTACTAATTTATCTATAATATGTAAAACACATTACACTCCTGCAGACAGAGTACAAATAACAAGAGAAAGATTATAAGATATGCCACAAACAAGAAAACCCCAACCCCCTTCTCAACGTGAAATCTCAAATAATCAGATTAAACCTTATGTTTTTCCTGAAACAGGAAACACATTAGGTAATCCTAATGACCCTAATGTTTTTGAACAATTTACTCAAGACCAACAACATGGAGTTGATTTTAATAGATCAGAAAAACTTTCATTAAAAAATGATCCTATTAAACCTTTTACTTTAGGTTTACAAGACATTGATGAATCTATAATGTTTTATTTTAATAAAGTAATACGACCTTTTGTTGTACAAAATGGTAAAAGAATACCTGTTCCTATAATTTATGGTGCTCCTGAAAGATGGAAGTCTGCTCAAAGAGATGGGTATTATAAAGATAAAAGGGGTAAAATAATGGCTCCTATTATAATGTTTAAACGTGATTCAATGGAGAAATTACGTAATGTGGGAAATAAATTAGATGGTAATACACCTAACTTATATTCATATTGGAAAAGAACATATAATCCAAAAGATTCTTACTCTAATTTTAGTGTATTAAATAATAGAATCCCAACCCAACAATTTACAGTTAATGTAATTCCAGATTATGTAAAACTAGTTTATAATTGTACTATTCAAACATATTATATAGATCAATTAAATAAGATTGTTGAAGCAGTTAATTATGCTTCTGACTCATATTGGGGTGATCCTGAAAGATTTAAATTCAAATCTTCTATAGATAGTTATGCAACTACTGTTGAACTAAATGATGGACAAGATAGAATAGTAAAATCAACATTTTCTATAAACATGTTTGGTTATATTATCCCTGAAAGTATTCAAAAACAAATTTCATCTATTAAAAAATATAATAATAAATCTCAAATAATTATAGGATTAGAAACTACGGGAAACATTTAATTAACTATAATATATTTATAATAAAAATAATATAAATGGCAAAAAAGCTTACAAAAACTGGAATAACTACAGGAAATACTGTTAGAGCTTTTCATGTTACCCAATCAGTAGACGCTTTTACAGGTACTGATGCATATGATATTTTATTATCTGGATCTTTAAATACTACAGGGTCTATTATTATTAGTGGTAGTCCTACATCTTTAAGTGCAAGTGGTACTATTTTTGGAGATAGAATAATTACTTCAACAGGAGGGTATGTTAGAACTCCTTCTATTGGGGGAAGCAGTATGTTAGAAGTTACTTCCCCAACAAAATTTAAAATAGGCTCTCATATAACAGCATCAGGAAATATAAGTTCAAGTGGAGATATTATGCTTACCATTGATAATAATTCTGCCGGAACTTCTGTATTAACTATAGACCCAACTACAGGTCGAGTATTTAGAACAGGAAGTTATGGAGGTTCAGGTGGAGGTGGTTCTACTTTCCCATTTACAGGCTCTGCAGCTATTTCAGGAACATTAAGTTTAGATGGCCCTGCTGGACACATAACAGCATCAGGTAATATAAGTTCAAGTAAATACTTATATGGACAAGTTGCAGAAATTGATGATTTAGTAAGATTTGGTAGAGCAAGATCTAATAATTCAAGTATTAATGATCATTTAAATTTTGAAAATAGCATAACAGTTACTGGAAATAACAATATAACAGCATCTGGAGATATAAGTGCAAGTGGTATTATTAATGCTTCAAGATATGATGTTAATAATCAAAGAGTAATTGCTCAAGATACTTTTGGAAGTGTAGATTCTATTAATATAAATCCTTCCTCATCCCCTATATTAAAATTTGGAGCATCCCAAGGGATAGTTTTAACATCTGATGTTACTGGATCTGCTAGAACTATTAGTGGAAGTAGTTTAATAGGAGAAGCAACAAATGTTTATCGTCCTATTACAACCCTTTCAACTAATCCCTT